TTATTTACGCGGTTAAGAGCCTGCGCAGACAGGCTCTAGCGCAGATAAATTGCAAGATAGCGCATTTCGTCATGGTCTTCAGCATGGCTTCAGTTTTGGTCAAACGGATAATCAGGCTGGATTTGAAGAGTGCTTATCTGCATATGGAGCGCGGGGTAAAGATAATGGCTAATTCATTACTTGAAACATGCAATGACTGGCAAATTCTTCGCGCAGAAATATTGGCTCGAAATCCAAATATGGCCATGACACTTCAAAAGCTCGACATCATGATTGAGCATTCCGTTAGGGCGGCAATTGAAATATCGCATCGTGTTGACTGGGATTTTAGTGAAGCAGAGCGTAAAGCTAAGGCGGTGAATTAATGGAACTTTCACGGGATAAGATTAAAGAAATAATCAATGACGATTGGCTTTTGATGGATGATTGCGAAGGAAATAAAAACTGTGACGTTGTCAAAGAGATGGCGCGTATAGCGCTGGCATCGCTCGAAGCGGAGCCTGTGTGCGTCATCGACCAGGCTAATCTTGATTATCTCAAATCTGACTCTGATGCAGACGTGTGGCCAGCATCAAGAATAGAAATGGGTGATGTGCTTCTGTATCGCTACGCCCCGCCAGCGCCGGTATCTGTGCCTGATGAAGTTTGCTGGGAAGATGTTCCAGAGGAAATCACCGAAGACGATATGGCTCTTGCATCAGCATGGGCACATGGATTCAATCAGTGCCGCGCCGCCATGCTTAAGCACTCTGAGCCATTCATAGTAACGAGCGATCATCGCATGATGGAGATGCCTCAAGTTGAGGCTATCAACGCTGTCACCGCCATGATTCAGGGTGTCGTATACGCCGAGACGCCCACCACCATGCAGACCGCACCAGCTCTTGATTCTTCGCCAAAAATTGCCGAGTTGCCCAGCGGAAACTCTCCGGTTATTCCGGATGGTTGGGTGGCTTGCGTTGAGCGGATGCCTTCCGCAGGGGAACAAGTGTTGGCGTACCGTCCAGACGCGCCGGAAAGTAATGATCCATTAATCAAGATGGCAACGTACGTTGGCGGGTCAGCACACGGACACGGCTTTGATTGCTACTGCAAGCCAACCCACTGGATGCCGCTGCCAGCAGCACCTCAGCAGGAGGTTGCTCAGGCGCTCGCCAAAGGAATGGAGCGCTACGGCGATGCCATGCAGGAGCTGGCGAAGAAGGAGGTGAAGTGATGGCCGACACTTACAGGGCAATGATTCAGCGCATCGAGGATGCGAAAGGAAAAACCGTTACCACTGAGGTGGAGCTTGTCTCTTACGTCAAAGAGCGTAGCACTGGAAACTCTGAGGCTCGTTATTACGTAAAGCACAGCAACCAGCAGACGGTGCTTGAGCAGGGAATGGTGATAAACAGGGATGGTTTTGGTAATCATCAAGCCAGCATCATCATCACTGATTTCCCCGGGCAGAAAACTCCGGAAGAAGCAGCGCTAAAACTAGCTGATTGGCTTAAGCGCCTTGGCGAGTCCATTGAGGCTAATTTCAAAAAGCCAGAGATGGATGATGCCTAACCCATTCGACGCATAACAAACAGGCCTCTTCGGAGGCCTATCTCTTCAGTTGATTTTGTTGAATCAACCGTCCATACTTTCTTTGCTGATGGCCTGAACACCCATTGGTGACTTCTGCGCATTTAAGGGGACTTAAATGCGACCACAATCTGAACTCCTCACCTTGTCACAGATGCAGAAATGCACCTGCGATTTTCTGCATTCTGCGGTTTCCGTTAAGGAGGCCGTATGATTCTGCCAGTAGACGGCATCAAACTCCATCGCGGCAACTTCGCGGCCATTGGCCAGCAGATTCAGCCATTGCTCGATGCCGGGCAATGCTTCCGCCTGCAGGTTAAGCCGTGGCGGGAGAAGCGCAGCCTGTCGCAGAACGCGCTCAGCCACATGTGGTACACGGAAATTAGCGAGTACCTCATCGCACGCGGCAAGACCTTTGCTACGCCTGAGTGGGTCAAGGACGCGATGAAGCACACCTATCTCGGCTACGAAAGCAAAGACCGGGTAAGCGTAAGAACGGCGGCCCGGTATCGGCTGGACGTACGTATCAGGTGGGTGAGGGCGGTATGCCTGAAATCTACCAGGCGTCGAATGGTAGCCAGTACATGATCCCCGGCGACAACGGAAAAGTCATTAGCAACAAGCAGATGAATTCCGGTGCCGGCGGTAGTTCTGTGCCTGTCACTATCAACATTCAGAACTATACCGGTGCAACTGTCGATGCGCAGGCTACCCAGAACGGCAATGGAGTGACGATCGATATGATTGTTGCCGATATCAGCCAGGGGGGGCGCATCGGACAGGCTATCCAGCAAAATCACCAGGCACCACGCAAAGCAAGGGGATAACATGCCAATTCCGTACCCTGACTGGTTGCCTCTGGCCCAGAAAGGGAAATCACCCACTACCGATACCGGGTTTCGCGTCGACCAGCCGACGGTCGGCGCGCCGGTATTCCAGAAATTAACCGACGATCTGAAGACGTCTGTCTCCCTGACGTGGATATTCACCCAGGACCAGCACCGGGCATTCATGCAGTGGTTGCGCAGCCCGAACTACCTCGACAACTGCAATCAGTGGTTCACGATGCCACTCGGCACCGGAACCGGCGATACTGGCGTCGAGGTGCAGGAGTTACACTTTCTCTCCTGGCCGTCATGGTCACAGTCCGGGTCCATTTTCACGTGGAGCGGTGATGTCGTTGCGCGCGAGCTGGTTAACTCAGATGACGAGTTTGACGACATTATCGTTGAGCTACCTCCACCGTGGGGATCATGGCTGGACATCATTGTCACGGGCTATCCTGACGGGCGCGACCCGGAGAGTTTACCGAAGGTGCCATAATGCCGACGCTCAGAGAATTTCAGAGCCGAAGGCCAAACCGCATACTGTATGAAACCATCACGTTTTACAGCCCGGTCTTTGGCTATATCAGGCTCGTCAATAACCAGATTTTCCCCAAAACGCTCGGCGGCCAGGTCTACACACCTTGCCGCATGGAGTTAACCGAAAGCCAGCAAAGCAACACGCCGATCCTTGACAGCACCGTCAAATTTGGCCGGCTGGCGCAGGACTTCAAGCAGCAACTCAAGCAGTGGAAAGCCTACTCGCGCATCACGCCTATCTCGGCGACGTATCAGCAGTTTGATGCAGCCGACATGTCCACGGCCATCAAGTCGTGGACGCTCTACGTCAGCGACTGCTCGATGGACGACAAGGACGTAACGTGCAGCCTGACGCGCGTAAATCCGCTCAATCGTAACGTCGGGCAGCTGTACACCGTCGAAGAATATCCGGGGCTCCAGAATGCTTAAAGACGAGTTTATATCCCGTGTTGAGGGCATACCCTGGAGTAACCGCGCCTGCAGCTTTGACGCTGCTGACTGCTGGGGCCTGGTGGTCCTCTATTACCGCCACGTTCTGGGGATCGAAATTCACCAGACGGTGGATTACGAATCCGGGCACGACTTCATGACGTGCTATGACGCTGATGTCGTGTTCTGGCAGCCGGGCGCCATGTTCACTGAGAGCGGGATCTTCGTCGCCTGGGTTGGCAGCCAGCCTGTGCATGTCGGCCTGATTGTTGACGGTCGCGCGCTGCACAGCCGCGGGGAAAATGGACACGTCCGGTTCGACGCCATCCGGACAATTCAGAAGCTATTCACCAGAGTGGAGTTTTACACCTATGCCGGTAATCGAGATTCAGCGCGTTCCGGGGATGCCGAAGGACCGGGCGATTGTTAAAGCCGGCACGGTATTTTCCGAGTGGCTTGAGCAGGAAATTTTTCACCGCGATATTCGCATCAACGTTAACGGCAAAGAGCTGCAGCCCGATGATGAGCTTGAGTTTTCACTTCAGGGCGACGACCGGGTAATCATTTTCGACCAGCCGAAGAGCGGCGGTCTTGTAGGGACGCTGTTAAACCCACTCGAGCACCTGAACCCAATCAAGTTCACCCAAAAGGTGTTGTCTTCGCTGATGCCGAAGCCAAACACGAACGCCGGTGCCGGAAACAGCAAGACTTCACCGAATAACAGCCTGAAGGGTCAGACTAACATCGCGCGCAATGGCGAGGCCAAGCCGGACAATTTCGGCCAGGTCCGCTCTTTCCCGGATCTGGCTCAGGAATCGCTCTTTGAATATATCAGCAACCTGAAATACATCATTGAGCTGATGGTGTTCGGCCTGGGAAAATATGACGTAACGTCAGTACGTTTCTCTGAGTCGAACCTTGGATCGATGGCCGGTGCCAGCTATACCATTTACCAGCCAGGCGATGTCATCCCGGTCGTGAATGAGGGCTATCAGTTCGATGATGTCGACGGACAGGAAGTGCCAGGCCTCAACGAGAGCGACGATTTCCCGATCGAGACCGCGACAGCAAACACCGTCATCAGCGGAGTATATGCTGGCGGCCAGATTGCGATGAAAATCGATAAACAGGCGGACTTCGACTACTTCGCTGACCTTACTTTCCCGCACCCGGTCACGTTCACTATCAACGTGACGTACCCGATCACCGGCGGAACGCGCACAGAAGATGTCACCCTTTCCGGGCGGCTTATCAGCTTTGCTGAGACGAACGATGGGTCTGTTGTAAGTCCTGTTTACTATTACACGTTCACGTTCGACAACCTGAATGGTCCTTCTATCCCCATTCAGGACGCCACAATCAACACAACAAAGTTCATCCTGAACGATAACGCCGCGCTGATCGTCGGCCCGTTCTTCTCGCCTATACCATCAAGCCAGCTGTGGCTGCATACGCAATCCGGGCTCGGTGGTAACAGCGAAACGAACTGGGTTGTAAACATCTGGAAAGTGGACAATGACAACAACCTGATCCCCGGAACAGAGCAGACGTTCACGTACCGGCAGACAACGCCACACGATTACATGTCGGAGACGTTTAACCGGACTGACAAGCTTACCCCGGCGGGTGGATTCGGGCGCTATGCGATCACCTTCCAGAGGACCGATAACAGCAGCGACGCTAGCAAGTTGCAGGTTGAAGAGATCCACGCGGTAAACGTCAGAACTAACGTCGTTCACGCTGAAGATTCTCTGGTAATGGTGAAGGTCAGGGCTACAGAGAACGCCACAAGCGGGCGTGACAGGAAGTACAACGCGCTGATCACCCGCCACGTCATCAGCTACAACATGACGACGCAGCAGGTCGACTACACGCTCAGGCCATCGCGCAAGTTTGCAGATATTGCGCTGTTTAACTGGCTGGTTGTCGGGCAGCAGCCGGAGTCGAGCATTGATATTTATGGCCTCTACCAGATCCAGGCCGAAATCGACGCTATCGACCCGCGGCTGGGGTATTTCGATTACACCTTTGACGATGAGGATGTATCGCTCGGTTCGCGCATGGAGACCATCTGTGACGCTGCCAGCGTATCGGTTTATGACGACAATGGCGTGCTGTCATTCACCAGAGACAGCAAAAAGGCATCTGCGGCCACGATATTCAACCGCTCAAACACTAAACCTGATGGTTACTCGCTCTCCTACGACATGACGCTGCCAGGCGGATATGACGGCGTTGAAGTGCAGTATCGCAACCCGGACACTAATAAGCAGGACTTTGTCCGGTACCGGATATCCGGAAATTCCATCATTGAAGGATCGCCCGCCAAAGCGAAGAAGTTCGAAATGCTGTACGTCAGGAATCGCTTTCAGGCCGACGAACGCGCGCTTCGGGAATGCAAACGGCTTATCTACTCCCGCATGACCATGCAGGTGACAGCCATGGCAGACGGCGAGTGGGTGAACATTGGCGATATGGTTCAGGTTCCGGACACATACGACACCAATCAGCAGGCAGGTTATATCGTATCGCGGGTGGGAAACGACTTCGAGACGAGTGAACGCATAAACTTCTCCGGAACCATGTTTGTGCAGGTCACGGACTCATCCGGCGCCACCACGACGCGATACCCAGCTTCTCCGCGTGCTGATACAGCATTCGGCTTTACGGCATCCATCCCGAATATCGATCTCAACCTGTTTGATGGTTTCGACGTACAGTCACCATCACGATACGTCATTGCCACGTCTCAGGAGCTTGATGCAGGTCAGTGGACTATCACAGCGAAGCAACCAGACGGCAAGGGCAGCACCTTATTAACCCTCGCTGAGTATAGCGATCTGATTTACCAATAAGACCCATCCCGATCACCCCAACCCGGCCACCGCGCCGGGTTTTTTATGGAATCAATATGGCTACGCAACCTACTAATCTGCCAGTACCAAGTGAATCTCCTCGCGACCTTAAGTTCAACGCAGGGAAAATTGACGAGTTCGTTACCTCAGAAAATCATGTTTATGTTGACAGATTCGGCAATGAGCATCGTACAATTAAAGGAATTAATTACGATGCGAATCAGGCAATTCTGAATTATGGCTATATCACGAAGGATTCTTTTGAAGATGGCAGCACCATTAGCCTTGCTAACGAGTGCCTACGCTGGGAGAGCAACGGGGAATACTACAGATGGGACGGATCTTTCCCCAAAGTAGTTCCCCCTGGGTCTACACCTGACAGCACTGGTGGGATTGGTAAGGGGAAGTGGGTTGGTGTTGGAGATGCATCTCTTAGAAGTGATTTGAATTCCAACAATGGCGCAGGGATTGTTAGAACCAATTCTGGCGCAACCGTTCAGGAAGAGCTGAATAAAATTGATGGAATTGTAAATGTTAACATCGCAGATTATTCTAGTCTAAAAGCTGCTATTGCAGCACTGCCATCAACTGGTGGTGTGGTTCTTGTTCCTGCTGGTCGTTTTTTCTCAGGTACTTGGAATCCAGTTACTGACTACATGTCAAAACCAAATGTTCACATTCGTGGCGTTAAAATGCCAACGTGGAACTCTGACGCATCAGCACTTGATGGTGGTTCGATAATAGAGGGAAGATTCAGTGCTTTCGCTGATGGATGACAGTTAACCGATATTGGTTTTGATTTGGGTAAAAATGTCTGTTCATCAAGATACCCGACGGCGGATACCACAATGGATCATCCTGATGGTGGGACATGGGATGCGCTATCATTCGGGCAACCAAGCCAGGTAAGTCCACAACAGCCACGTAAAGGTATTGTGGTCAGTAATGTGATCGGTCTGCTGAAAGATTCTTCTACCGTAGGTCATGGAATTTTACTTGAAGCCATAGATGGCGGTTACGTAGATAATGCTATAGGAATTTATGGTGTTCATGGACTTGTTATTAAATCCAATAATATGAGGATAGGATCCATTGCTGGATATATGGCAAGTACTGATAATGTTATATTTAAATCAGATGCTTACGCACCAGGAGGAAACATCCAGGTTGACTCTGTTACGTCGGAGCGAAACTTACCTAATTGTGTGCCACACACGACACCAGCAGTTTGCCAATACGATGTTTATTTCAACCCGGAAACCGCTAATTTTTATGGACCTATTCAAATTGGCTCAATTAAATCCCGTGGAGGGCAGTTTGCCGTTAACTTCGGCAGCGTTAACCTAAAATCAGGGCCGGACATAAGCATCGGTAGTATTGACGCTGACGGAATAGGAGGTGCTACTGAATGGGCGCTGTTCTGCGCTAATTTCGGTCTTTTCCCAAGATTATCAATTGGCAGCATTAACGCTAAAAATTGTACAAATGGCGTATTTAGTCGATTTACTTCGCAAACAGATTCTGGTAATGCGCAAACAGCGATAGGATCTCTCAAATTAACAAACTGCACCGATCTTGGCATTTATTGTGCAGACTATGCCAAATTAAGTATTGGTACTGTTGAGATGTTTGGAGTGGGCACTGCTTATTATCAATCAGATACATCAGTTCTTAAAATTGGAACCGAGCGCCTGGTTGGGGTTACTAATAAATGGGGGGTGTATCCGCCAACTATAAATACCGGATGGAGCGATTTTGGGTCTGGTAACTCAACATGGTCAGTTTTTTATGATTCAAACAGAGTTTACTTAAAAGGTTTAGTAACGGCCTCTGCTGGGGCTGGAGGTATTATTCTAAACCTACCAACATATCTTCGACCATCAGAAGGCATGCGGTTTACTGGATATTCCAATGTTGCTGGGGTAGCAACCTTCTGCCTTATAGGTGTATCTACTTCCGGTGGCGTGAGCATAAATGACGGTGTTGCCCCTGCCGCAGGAACCTATGTAAGTTTAGACGGTATTTCATGGAAAATAGATAGATAGTCATGAGGCCCCCTGCTGGGGGCCGGTTATAGTCCGGAATAGAAAAGCCTTAAGGTAACTCGAAAACATATACTTATAATAATTATGCGATTACTTACTTGATAAAGTAGCGGTAATGGTGCCAACTTACTGATTTAGTGTATGATGGTGTTTTTGAGGTGCTCCCGTGGCTTCCATCTCCATCAGTTGTCCCTCCTGCTCAGCTACTGAAGGCGTGGTGCGTAACGGTAAAAGTACTGCCGGACATCAGCGCTATCTCTGCTCTCACTGCCGTAAAACATGGCAACTGCAGTTCACTTACACCGCTTCTCAACCCGGTACGCACCAGAAAATCATTGATATGGCCATGAATGGCGTTGGATGCCGCGCCAGTGCACGCATTATGGGCGTTGGCCTCAACACGATTTTACGACACTTAAAAAACTCAGGCCGCAGTCGGTAAACTCACGCATACAACCGGGCAGTGACGTCATTGTTTGCGCGGAAATGGACGAACAGTGGGGTTACGTCGGCGCTAAATCACGCCAGCGCTGGTTGTTTTACGCGTATGGCAGGATACGGAGGACGGTTGTGGCGCACGTCTTCGGTGAACGCACTCTGGCCACACTGGAGCGTCTTCTGAGCCTGCTGTCGGCCTTTGAGGTCGTGGTATGGATGACGGATGGCTGGCCGCTGTATGAATCCCGCCTGAAGGGAAAGCTGCACGTAATCAGCAAGCGTTACACTCAGCGCATTGAGCGGCATAACCTGAATCTGAGGCAGCATCTGGCAAGGCTGGGCAGGAAGTCACTGTCGTTCTCAAAATCGGTGGAGCTGCATGACAAAGTCATCGGTCATTATCTGAACATAAAACACTATCAGTAAGTTGGAGTCATTACCCATATTCATGTCTAAATCCTTTTCCCTGCCAGCGAGATCCTATTACTTAACCTAAACACTAAGGAAAATAACCCGATTTTCATCAATGCGCCAGAAAAAATGTCAATAGCAAACCATCACTTAGAAGAGTTCTGCTATTAGCTACTTGATATAATGGCTGGATCAATAATACTGTATGCATATGGGTCTTCCCTTGTTGTGGTGGCTGAAGGCATGATAATGGTGTATTTAATCGCCAGAGGTCACCGCCATGGACGAAAAGTCCCTCTACGCTCATATTCTCAACCTGTCCGATCCGTGGCAGGTAAAGTCCCTTTCTCTCGATGAAAATGCCGGTTCTGTTACTGTCACTATTGAGATCGCTGAAAACACCCGGCTAGCCTGTCCGACCTGCGGTAAATCCTGTTCTGTTCACGATCACCGTCATCGTAAATGGCGCCATCTTGATACCTGCCAGTTCACCACTATTGTTGAAGCCGATGTTCCACGAATTATGTGTCCGGAGCATGGCTGCCTGACGTTGCCTGTTCCGTGGGCTGGCCCCGGAAGCCGGTATACGTTGCTATTCGAATCGTTCGTTCTCTCATGGCTGAAAATCAGCACCGTTGATGCTGTCAGGAAGCAACTTAAGCTCAGTTGGAATGCGGTTGGCGGCATTATGACCCGGGCAGTTAAGCGAGGTCTTGCCCGGATAAAAAAGCCATTATCCGCCCGTCATATGAATGTGGATGAGGTCGCCTTTAAAAAAGGACATCGTTACATAACGGTGATCTCCGATCGCGATGGTCGGGCGCTGGCCTTAACGGATGATCGCGGCACAGAGAGTCTTGCCGGCTATCTTCGCACGCTCACTGATGGGCAGTTGCTGGCTATCAAAACGCTCTCAATGGACATGAACGCGGGCTATATAAGAGCAGCGCGTATCCACTTACCCAGTGCGGTTGAGAAAATCGCCTTTGACCGCTTCCATGTGGCGAAGCAACTGGGCGAGGTAGTTGATAAAACCCGTCAGAATGAACATCCGCACCTCCCTGTTGAAAGCCGACACCAGGCAAAAGGAACCCGCTTCCTGTGGCAGTACAGCGATAAGTGGATGACCGAATCCCGGCAGGAAAAGCTGATGTGGCTGCGTGCACAGATGAAGCTGACGAGCCAGTGCTGGGCGCTGAAAGAGCTGGCAAAGGATATCTGGAACAGGCCATGGAGCGAGGAAAGACGGAGTGACTGGCAGAGATGGTTGGCGCTGGCGGCTAACAGTGACGTTCCCATGATGAAAAATGCCGCGAAAACGATAGGAAAAAGGCTGTACGGGATCCTGAATGCGATGCGACACAGTGTCTCAAACGGAAATGCGGAGGCACTTAACAGCAAGATCAGGCTGCTGAGGATAAAAGCCAGGGGATACCGAAACCGGGAGCGCTTTAAACTGGGGGTGATGTTCCACTACGGAAAGCTGAATATGGCGTTCTGAGCCTTCCCACCATGATCGGGGAAGACCCATGCATATACAGTAACTATCGGAGGTGCATCATGGGTTTTCCGTCGCCAGCAGCAGACTATGTTGAAGAACGCATATCACTCGACAAGCGTCTTATCGCTCACCCTTCCGCAACGTACATGATGATAGCGGGCCCTACATACCTGCGCGCTGGCATCATGAAGGGCGCGATGCTTGTCGTCGACTCGTCGCTGACACCAAAAGACGGTTCTTTGCTTGTCTGTGCTGTAGAAGGTGAGTTCAGGATTATGCGCTACAGGACACATCCTCAGCCGCACCTGGAAAACCCTGAAAATGGAAGAAGGGAGCCGTTACCATTAAGGGATGAGGCCAGCGATTCTTCACGGCCAGTGTTCGGGGTGATTACCTACATCATCAATGATGCGCGCTCGGGGGAGTTCGACGACTGCCCGGTGATGTGA